GCAGGTTCCAGAGATTTGTATTCTATTTGCTCTTCATCTAACAGTGGAACATAACGTCCGATGTATTTTGAATACCACATAGATCGATCTTTGCTATCGGTTATCAATAATGCTTTCATAATCAATATCTAGTTTTACCAGAAACAGTGTTGGTATAATCTGGGTTTGATTTATTTTCGCCTAAAATTTTATCCACGCCTTCAACCATCTCAAGCGCATGAACATATCGATCTACTTGTTCTTCAACAGCACCAACAAGATCTGGATGTTCTCCGATTCCAACTGCCTTTTCATAGACTTCGATATTGACCAATGCTTCTTCCATCACAGCAGCGTGTTTTGCTCGTACTGCTTTTAATAATTTTTCTCTCATAACATTAAATCCTTATGCTTTAGTAATCACTTGACAAGATACAAGATACACGTCCTCTACTATAACAGGAACACATGCTTTCATACCGTCATTAGAAACGCAAGATACCATCATACTACTAATTAAACAGAAAGTAAAGATCTTTATATTATCAGAACTGATCAGATTCTGTAGACTCTGCCATTGCCGCAACTGATGATGCTCCTAATATTTGAGTGATAGCATCAAAGTAACCAACGCCGACTTCTCTTTGATGCTTTGCAGAAGTATATCCGAAATCAGCAGCGGCGAACTCTTTTTCTTGAAGTATCGAATATGCTAACATTCCATGCTGTTTATACTGGAGCGCAAAATCAAACACAGCATAGTTAGTAGCATGAAAACCTGCCAACGTAATAAACTGAAACTTGAATCCCATCTTACCGAGTTCTTTTTGAAATTCAGATAACTCGGCGGCACCAGGAATACTTTTGCGCCAGTTAAATGAAGGCGAACAATTGTATGCCAGCATAGCGTCAGGCACTGCGCCTTTTACTGCATCAGCGAATCGCTTTGCTTCTTTCAGGCAAGGTTTACTTGTTTCGCACCAAACTAAATCTGCATATTCTGCATATGCCTGTCCTCGCTCGCATCCGAACTCAAGACCTCTTCCTTCTTGCAGTCGATAGAATCCTTCGGGAGTTCTTTCTCCGGTGATAAACTTTCGATCAAGGTCATCGATATCGGATGAAAGTAGTTTGGCTGACTCTGCATCTGTTCTTGCGATAACGACAGTATCGGTGTTAGCAACATCACTAGCAAGACGAGCAGCATTAAGATTCCTGATAGCTTGGGAAGTTGGTATGAGAACCTTTCCCCCAAGGTGCCCGCACTTCTTTTCTGCGGCGACTTGATCTTCGAAGTGGACTGCTGCTGCCCCTGCTTCAATAAGGTTTCTTGCGAGTTCGTAACTGTTTAAAACTCCACCAAACCCTGCTTCAGCATCGGCGATGATTGGAGCAAAGGGGAAACCCTGTTGGTTTTCGAGGAATTCAATTTGGTCTTGTCGTCGGAAAGCATTGTTGATGCTACGAACCACGTCAGGTACGCTATTGACAGGATACAAAGACTGATCCGGATAGACTTCCAGTGCGGTATTATGCGACGCCGCAACTTGCCACCCCGAACAGTATATTGCATGGAGACCAGCTTTAACATGTTGAACCGCCTGTTGTCCATTATAAGCACCAAACGTATTTATGTATGGATGCATGTCAAAAAGTTTTCGTAAGTTCTTAGCACCATGTTTCGCTATGGTGTGTTCTACTTGAAGAGTGCCTCGTAAGTCAAGTACAGAACTTGTGTCATAATCTCGCTTCTTCATAACCTACTCCGCGTTGTAAGAGACCACGGAATCCCAACGAAAAGACCTCCACTGATCTAGGTCTACTTCATAAACTGGTTGAACATCTGTACTATGTACTCGATCAGTACCTTTGGGCAGTTTGTCTGCAGGAATTAAGTCATGCATTAAAGTGCCAACGATCTTTCGTTCAGTGCCATCTTTTTTTGTAAAAGTGACTTCGCAAAGACCAGACTGCAAATATGATATAATTTCATCTTTCATAATATTACCCTGTAATCAATTGATAAATTTCTTTCCAGTCCCCCAGTCTAATGGCATCTCCAATGTAGTTGACGTTATGATTATGCGCCATTAAAATACTATTCAATCCAAGTTTTGCACCAACGTCAGCATTCTCTGGTTTGTCTTCAATCCACCAACAACCAGTATCTTTATATTCTAGTAATGCTTCGTCTTTATCAGCACCGCAGTCAAGGATTACATATTTCTCGAAAACTGTTGGACCAAACATCTCGCAAAGATTTTTAATGCGTAGATGCTGAGCATATTCAACGTCAGTTTGAGAAGTGATCACATGAAAAACATAACCATGTTCTTCATGCAGTTTGCGGACGTATTTGATGGCATCTAGGTGAGGAGGGAGTTTACGAATCCAAGCACTCTCATTAAACATACGAGTCAATCGTTGCTTGTCTGCATATCCAAGATCATACCTATCTTTAATAGAATATGTTGATTCATCTTGGACACGGTATCCATGCTTTTTCATCCACTGATCAAACGAATATAACCAGTCGAGTAACACACCATCACAATCAGTTAAAATCAATTTTTCTTTCACGTTAAAACAATCCCACTTGTTGCTTGTTGCCATGCTTTCTCAACTTCTGGCAAAGTCTTCACGGTAAACAAAATTGTAGATTTGTTAAAGTGCACCGTGTTAGTTGTATCACCAGTCATACAAACGCTAGGAGCGAATCCTATTCCGTTCTCACCTTGCATTAAACCACGTGGATTATCAAGTTCTACAGTTTCTTCGCCTTGCGACTTCAACCTTCCAATATACTCACCAGCAACTGTTACTACAGTTACAACATCATTAATATTCATAACCAATTAACTCTCCGCGTTTTGTTTCCTTTCCATTTTTCGAGCGATGTCTTCAATTTGACCTTCACTCATGTGAGATAAAGTTTCCTCAATACCTTTGATAAAACCATACCCAAAACCAGAACTCCTACCTTTATACACTCCATAGTAAAAAGAAGCAGCGACCATTCCAGTAGCAATTGCCGTATGTAATAGAGGATCCATGTTGTTTCTCCCAGTTCTTATTGCATTCTACTTGAACAGAGATCAAATGTCAACGCTTTTTTCCAATGTTATATTTTGCAATTAGATCCCAATTATCTTTGTCTTTGTGCGCTATGATTTTAATTTGATTTAATTTTACAGAAGGTTCCTCAATAAGCGAAGGATTGACTACTTGAATTAAATCCCAGTCTGCCAGTAACTGGATGATTGTGTTTCTTCGCCCCTGATCTTCTTCTGTAAAGTTGGTATTCTTGCCATCTAACGCGAACAACTCTTTAAAATGTGTAATGTAATACTTGCCGCGTTTATGTAATATGTGACAAGACTGATAAAGTTTATGATCTTTCGGCGACGCGATGCCAATGCGAGTCAGTGTTTCGCGCACCTTCAAGAAGTCATCTTCGTTCTTTAATGTTACCTCGATCAAAGAATCTACAACAGTGTTCATGTACCACCCTTTTCTAATTTTTCTTTTATTGTTTTTATTTCAAACTCAGAAAGACACTGCAATGCTTGTAAAGTTTTATGATTGTTAAAACTATAATATTCTTTCACTGCTTCAAAGTCTGCGTCTTGCTCAGGTTTGAACCACTTAGAAAACCTTTTCTTTTCCCGCACTCCGTGTAGAAGAAACTCATACTGTAGTTTATGATCAATTTCATGATAACGATTCATTTCATTGGCATAAACAATAGTGTCGTAGAAGTATGACAATCCACGGTTAACCATAAATGCGTTGTAGTTTTTCTCAGCGAGATAGTCATTTTCGGTATCTCGCATCATGTTCTCTTTCGTTGTGTTGATAGAGTTTAAATAATCAAATGGGTTGCTCACGGTTTACTCTCTCTTCAATTGCGATGAGCAATCGTTCACACTCATCGCAAATTATAATTTCGCCATCAGTCAAAACTATCTTCGCAGAAGTTTCGTTGATTTCATTTTGTTGACAAAGTTCGCAATTCATATGTATTTAGGTAAACTGGACGTTCGCCATCACCTCTGTTAAACATGCAGTCAAATTAATTTCCTGATCTGCAACGAATGCTGCTTTGTGTTGATAGTCCGCAAGAATTAAAACTAACTGAGGAATGCTTCCAGGAACAACGAAGTCGCTAGACTTATCATAGATCTTGCGAAAGATATCTGCTGCTTCAGCATCAGAATTTTCAGCGACCCATTTACGCACTTCAGTGAAGTTCTTATCCTTGAGTGACTTGACGAGTTTAGAGAGAGTGACCTCTTGAACATTCGATAGGATACCTGTATCAATGATACCAGAGACACTGTAACGCTGTAGTTCGTTGAGGACGCGACGATTGTCGGGGAAATACTTCTTAACAACTTCGGCGACAACTGCCTTCTCAAACTCAATACCTTCTTTGGTCAGAATCATACAGGCACGTTTAAACATTTGTGCTGCAAGTCCAACCTTATCCTGTTTGTTGAGTTTAAAGTCAATCACCGAGCACCGAGAGTGCAGTGGTTCAATGATTCGATTCTTAAAGTTACAAGTCAGAATGAATCCGCAGTTCTTAGAGTATTCCTCCATGAAGTTGCGAAGAGCAGGTTGAGTTGAGTTTGGATTCAGGTAATCTGCCTCATCAAGGATTACATACTTGCGCCCACCTTGTAGTGAGACTGAAGAAGCAAACTGCTGAATATAGTTCCGGAGTGTATCAATGTTGCCGTTCATTGAACCATTGATCACGATGTAATCACAATCAAGTTCTTCAAGCATCGCCCGAGCGATTGTAGTTTTACCTACACCTGCTGATCCTGATAGGATTAGGTTGGGGATATTTTCCTGATCAACAAACTTCTGAAAAGTCTGTTTGAGTTCAGCAGGAAGGATAGTTTCGTCAACTGTTTTTGGTCTGTATGACTCGACCCATAAGAAATCATCACGCATAATTCACCCACAATATTCATCAATAAAATGGTCAGCCGCCCCGATGTATCCCTTCGCGATGTGACCTGACGCGTCATGCTGTTCCGCGCCCCCTTTTGACCTCAATTAAATACGGAGTTGCTCTCGATGCTAACCCAGTATTCAATGTCATCAGACTTAAAGTTTGCGATACTCTTGGAAGAAATACCAACCTTGTAGTTATCGCTCAAAAGTTTCAAATTCTCAGTTTTAAACACAGCGACAAACTCAGCATCAGTTTCACCGACTGTGATATCATATTTATCCGAACTTGGATTTTTAGTATCTATTGCTCGTAAGAGAATCTTGCCATCTTCACCAACAACCGCCAACTCAGGCAATGACAAAATGCCAATCGCCTTCATCACCTCGTCAAAGTTTTCTTGCGATAGATCAAACTCAATGTCAAAACTGTCGATAGTAATTTCTTTGTTGGGTGGAACAACGATCGTACTCGGATCAGCATACGTGTAACTGACCGTTCGACCTTCTGACTCGATACGAACTTTCTTTTCTTCAAGATTAAAGGTGGGTTCTTTAAACATTGAAGTCACGCCAAGCAGACGAGAAAGATCATAGATAGCGAAGTCGCCTTCAACTGTATCTTGTAGGTTTGCTTTCGCCATCATGGTTTTGTTGGGCGAAATAGTTCGCAGAGTTGTGCCTTCTTTAAACTGAATCGAAGGATTGATTGTTGCAAAGTTGCGTAGAACCTGTGTAGTTCGGTCACCAAATTTCATAATGTAATCTCCAAATTACTTTTTCTTACCAATTTTAGATGGATCAGCAGTTGCTGACACACCAACAGCGGCGAGGTGCGCAAGCGACCCACCGAATATGTAGGAACCAACGTGCTTCAGTTCCATCCAAGGGCATAACCAAACTTTCATACCCATGCGCATTACGTTATAACAGAACATGTAATCTTCCGACAAGTATCTGTTAGAATATTCTTCCCGAGTTATACCATGCCTCTTATCAGTCAAAAAGTCAATAACTTCTTGTTGAGTTCTTTCAGATTTTTCTTCATAGAATGCTGTGATTTCGTTTACCAAGTTCTGAGACTTATCATCGATCAACGCATCAAAGTATGCCATGATCTCGCGACTGCCGTCAAAATTTTCTGTACGAACATGATCAGGTTTGTAGTAAAACTGTGGATAGTTCTCAGCATATGCTTCAAAGGTTTTGCGCTGAATCATCATAAATCCAGTACCACCTTCCATTACCTGACAGGGTTCGCCGATCTTAATCCCGCCTTGTCCGGAAACAGGGTTGAATACATAATCGCCAACATAATTTTCTAGGACGTTGGGATTTTCATCTGCCATTCCGCGATCAACTGCTGCTTTAATTTTTTCCCAAGAGATAGTCTTTTTAGGATAAGGTCCACAGAGAACATTATAGTCTTCGTTCTGAACAGACAAAGCAAGCATAGCAATTACATCGTTAGCATTGAAACCAATATCGGCATCAATAAACATCATATGCGTACAGTCGCTGCGCATAAACTCATCAGCACAATAGTTCCTTGCCCGAGTAATCAATGACTCATTAAACAAAAAGTAAAATTGCAGAGGAATTTGATATCGCGCACATAAACCAGTCAGGTCTGCGATCGAGCGAGTAAACATTCCTGCGCATTGCCCTCCATACATAGGGACTGCTAGGAAGATTTTTTGCTTCCTTAATTCTTCGACTGGTACATTGATTTCCATACTATACTCCCATTGCTTTCAATTTTTTAAGTTTGCGATTAATGTTCTTAGACTTTCTTTTTGCCTGAGTTAAATGATATGGATTCGCTCTTGACAAATAATCAATCCCATTCAAATGATCCAACTCATGTAGATAACATCTTGCTATAATATCGTTGAACCTCATCGTCTTCATTTCACCGTTCTCGTCGAAAAATTTTGCTCTGATCTCTGACGGTCTTCTAATCTTAACGTATAAAGATGGGAATGTCAAGCAACCTTCAGTAATTACTTTCATTTCTTCTGAAGCATAAGTGATTTCTGGATTGAAGCAAACAACTTTTTCCGGTTCAGTATTCATCACGAACACTCTGTACGGTAGACCAATCTGATTCGCAGAAAGACCAAGACCCCTGTAGTGAACAAGGTTTTCGATCATTGTTTCTGTTAGTTCTTTAGGATCTATCGGAGGATTTTGAAAGTCGAATGGTTCAAGATTCGTCTTCAGAAGTTGATGGTCCTGGGGTATAAGGTTCATAATCATATGCGGTTTCCACCTCAATCACTTTAAATTCATCGTCATCTTTGTTTAACTCTTTGCGAGCATAGTGTGTCGCAGTTTCTTTATCCATGAATAATTTTAGAACTTTTTTAGTACGACTCAATTTCATATCAATCACATCAAAGAACCTTTCTTGACTCTCTTCTCGAATGGTTGTAATAATTTTGTACGGCATCATAATCTCCTAAGCAGCAATTTGTGAGAAATTCTTTATCTTCTCAAACTTGATATTTGAATGAAATTTGTCAAACAGTTGATCGCCCTTATGACTAATCACAAAGACGTTCGTGTCTTTATTTAGATCAGTGATAATCTTTAAGAACTCATCTGTGCCTGTGGTATCTAGGGAACTGTCGAACACTTCATCCATAATCAATAAGTTGGTTGTTGAAGAGTTTCGCAGTTTTGCTACTGCTCTCCAAGTGAATAGCAATGCTAAGTCAATACGCATCTTCTCACCTTCAGAGAATGATTCGTATGTAAACTCATCCCGAAACCGCGACTTAATTTTCTCATCAAAGTTTTCATCAAGTTCAAACTGTACAAAGAAGTCCATCGCGGCAAGGTATTTATTCATCAATTTATTAATGATAGGCACATACTGTCGAATAATTTTGGTTTTAATACCGCCATCTTTAAGTAGTGAGTTGGCGATATCATACTGTTCTTTTTTGACCAACAGCTCTTTGTGTGACTCTTTCTTTTCTCCTAGTTCGCCCCTCAACTTCTCCAGTTTTTCCGTGGAGTTATCATCTATATCAGCGGCGACTTCTTCTTTTAACTTTGCTTGCAGGTCCTTCACGGATCTCATGGAGTGAGTTAAACTACTATTCAGAGAGATAATTTCATTATTGATAGTAGAGATCTGATTTTGTATCTCAGAAATTTCTGACATCCTAGTTCGTATAATTTTATACTGCTCTGATGCTTTTTCTAATCCTTCTTCTAACTCTTCTTTCTTAAATTTCTGCCCTTCAACATGGTGTAACACAAACTGCGAATCAAGGTCTTGTTTGCAAGTTGGACACTCATCGTTGTTACAGAAAAACTCAATTTCTTTTTCAACAGTGTTTAGTTTATGTTTGAGTTGATAACTGTACTTGTCCATTTTCTTAATCTTTTCATCAATTGATTCTTTGTCAAGTACAGAGTTTTGTAGGTCAGTTATCTGTTGATTCTTTTGTTCTATCTCGGCGACTGTGCTTTTTGCTTCAGAAGTAATCTCATCAATTTTCTCTTCAATTGATTCACGGTTCAATCGCTTCATTGATTGAACTTCGTTGAGATGTTTACGAGTCAATTCAATTTTTTGCTCTAGCATTTCAATGTCGTGTTTGTTGTCATTGATTTGCTCTTTGTTCTTAGACATCTTATCTTTCAGCAAAACATTCATTTTAGTGAAGATTTCAATGTCAAGTAAATCTTCGATCACCGTTCGGCGTTCATATGGTTTTAACTGCATAAATGGTACGAAGTTCGCTGAACCAATTACCACTATCTGCCCGAAAGATTTGTGATTTAGTTTGAGAATATTTTTCTCAAGATATTCTTGATATTCGCGAATACTAGCGTTCTGATCTATTAGAGTGCCGTCACAAAATATCTCAAAGACAGCAGGTTTAATCCCTCGTCTTATCAGATACTGTTTATTCTTGACTAGGAACTCAATCTCAACTAAACAGTTCTTATTGGTGATGCTGTTAATCAACTGTGGTTTGTTGATGTTGCGATATGGTTTACCATACAGAGCAAACGAGATGGCATCTAGCATTGTTGATTTGCCAGCACCGTTCTCGCCGACAACCAGCGTTGACGGAGATCTGTTTAGTTTGACTTCTGTAAATTGATTACCTGTCGACAGAAAGTTCTGCCAGCGCACTGACTTAAAATGTAAACTCATTCAACACTCAACGCATCATGATATAATTCATAGAATAAATTTTCAACTGGTCTCGGATTATCCAGATTCAAGTTGCCGATGTACTTCTTAATAATTGAAACAGTGTCCTCTGCCTCATCTATTATATCTGAGTCATCTTCAATGTCAAGATTAAAGTTGTCTTCAACAACTTGCAAGTGAGCAGGTAGTTGTAGATTCAGTTTATCTACAAACACGTCGAACAGGTATGGGTTGTTCTTTTGCTTGACAACAACTTTCACATACGTGTCTTTGATGTAAGAAAAATCTTGATCTAAAATTTCTTGCTCGCCTTTTTCAGTGTCGTCATAGAATACCTTATAGAACATTCTATACGGATTCTTCACATATGTCAAGCTCTTTTCTTCAGTATCGAAAATATGAAATCCTCGATCGTCATTGTAATCTGACCAAGTCATCTCATAAGGCGAACCAAGGTAATGTACATTGTCTTTCGAAGACTTATGATGAAAGTGCCCTGAGCAAACCAGATCAAACTTTTCAAACACTTTATGTGAAAGTCCATGATCATTGACTGCGCCGCGATACATCTCAAACCCAGCGAGTTCTAGGTGCGACATCATCACTGATGTATTCGCTTGATGCGCTGCCTCCATGCACGAGTCATAGTTCTCGTTATTAATCCAAGGCATCATGAGTATATCAAGACCACCAATATTGGCAACCGTCGGTTCATCATAGACATGCATGTTAGGATACTCGCCGAGCAAAAGTCCAGGAGCATTGACTCGATTCGTGTTCTTAAAGTAGATATCGTGATTACCTATGACGCAATGTAACTCAATATTCCGTCTAGCAATTTCGTCAAACCAATAATCACGGCAACGACCAAGAGTATCAAAATTAACATACTTCCGGCGATCGAATATGTCACCAAGCTCAATAATGGTATCAATACCTTGTTCTTCAAGATATGGGAAAAAGAATTCTTTGTAGAACTTAGCAAAGAAGTCATGGAAGTGTAATGAGTCATTTCGAACTCCAAAGTGCTGGTCTGTGATTAAAGCAATCTTCATACTATATTATTCCTCAACAAATTTTTCAATTCCTTTCGGTTTAACTGTTGCAGGTTTTTTCTTTTCATACTTCTCAAGAATCGGAATCATTTTTTCGTTAGCAATATCAAAGTTAGCAAACGGATCGCCTTCTTCTTCGGAAAGATTACACTCTAACATAAATGATTCAAGAGACTTATATTTAATATAAGTTTGCTTCTTTTCTTTTTCAATGCGCCGAAGAAATGCATACCAAACGATCTGAGTAAAATAGGCGAAAGGGTTCTTAGACTTATCAGGATTAAAACTGTGGACTGCGTTTACACAATTCTCAATCGCATCAGAAACCATTTCATCCTTGTAAGTATATCCAACAAAGTTGCCCTTGTTAGACAATTTAGTTGCAATCAGAATAAATGCTTCGCCGATCTTATTAGGTATCCTTGGCGTTGGTTTTTCCTCTGCCTCTGCTGCTTTACAAGAATCTCTATACTCTACTAGAAGTTGATAAAATTCTTTGTTGTTAATATACTCTGCCATGATATAATCCTTATTGTATCGTTGTATTACTTGAAAACTTTTCTGCCATTGCCAAAATTAATTCTTCCTGCTCTTGCATTTCTTCTACAGTATCATAATCATAATCATAATTTATTAAAGCATCCATCATACTGTTATCTTGCTTGTCAAAAGCACGAGAATAGTTCTCTTTTATTTTGACAATTGTTTTTTCAAAATAATTAACCAACGTTGGTACTGGGTCATAAAATGTGTGCGATATATCTTCGCGTTTAAAGTAAACATCAAAACTTCTGCTGACCGCGCAGTACTTCATTAACATGATAGAAGGATATCCAGCAGTATCTTTAAATCCATATCTTAAAATACAAGCATCGGCCAAGTCAATACCTCTTTCTCGTTCGTTGAGTAATATTCCTATTACGTCAGTACCATCTTTTAATCGGATCACTACATGTTGCATTATTCGATGCCTACTTTATAAAATTTGTAATCGAACTTTTCTTCATCGTAAACTTTGACGCGCTCTAGTAAGTGTCTCATAGTAAAGTTTAGTTTCTTTCGCCAAGTCAAATCGTCAGCGATGTCATATAAAGTTGCTCTATCCTTTGTAGTAGATTTACGCAATGCTCTGCCTATTGACTGTAGATTGCGAATCTTAGATTTAGAAGGAGAGGCAAAGATAACAGAATGTAAGTTTCGTATGTTGACGCCAGTTGAGAAAGTGCCATAACTTGCCACGATAATAGCATCTGTTTCGTTCTCAACAATATGCCTGATTTGATCTCTCTCTTCACCACCCACGCCTCCGTGTACAAAAAATACATGCCTATCACCAGCGGCATCCTTTATCATATTATAAAGCAGTTTGCCGTGTTTGTCAACGTATTGAAACAATAAAAGAGTGTTGCCTTCTAAAGATAGAGAAAGGTTTTTAATAAATTTATTTCTGCCTTCGTGCGATACTAAGAAGTCAATCTCGTTTTGATATGTCAGTCCGTTGATAGTTTTTTTATTTTCATCAGAATAACCGAGAGAAAGAATCTTAATACCAAAGTCTGCAAGATGTTCTTCGTCCATCAGTTTCTTCGTGGTAGTCACTTGATTGACTGGACCAAATAAACCTTCAAGTACCAACTTATGCGTTTTCGTACCATCCAGAGTTCCTGTGAACCCATAGCGATACTTACAGTCAGAAAGTTTACCCATGATGTTTGATAGTGACTTCGACTTAAACAGGTGCGCCTCGTCACCAATTACCACATCAAATTTATCAAACCATTTCTTAGGGAGTTTGTAGATAGACTGCCATGTAGTAATAACAACTGGTTTGTCAGTTTCCTTGTCTTGCCCTGAGAAAACTTTATGGCAATATTTGTCTGACTTAAAACCATAGTCGGCGAAGTCAGAATACATTTGATGTACGAGAGTTGTGGTAGGAACAATGATCAGCGTTTGCTTTAAATGATACCGAAGTATCATGTATATAATAAACGATTTGCCAGATGCAGTGGGAGAAAGAAATAGACCACGAGAGTAACGTACTGCGTCAACGAAAGCAGCGATCTGATAATCTCTTGGTTCAAGTGTAAACTTTTGTTCTTTAAGAAACTCTTTAGCTTCGACAATAGAGTAATTGACCGCAGAATTATCGTACTTGTATTCATAGGTGTATCCTCGCTCCTTGGCGAAATGCTCGACATATTTTTCTAGTCCAGCATAGATTGTACCATTCATAGCATTATACAATCTCACCTTTCCGTCCCATGCCTTGCACTTATACGCTGGCATGAACTTATATCCAGGAACAAAGAATGTGAAGAAGTCAGAAATTTCTTTCATAATACCCATGTCATCCATCGTGACGCGGATATAAACTTCGTTCACTTTGTCAATTACAATATCTGTCATAAACCTGCTTGCATTCTCTTAAAGTCTATCGCTGACTTTACATGCCATCCCAAATTACTGATGGTCTTAATAATGGATTCAAGTACATCAATTTTTTCTTGCTGATAAGCAACACGCAGGTTCATTGAAATAATATCTGAGTCGCCGTCAAGATACATACCAACATCTGAGCGAAGTATCTTGCCCTTTGCTGGTAGTTTCCATCCGCGTTCAATTTGGTCTTGCGTTGGACCATCTGTATAAAACTCGTACTTCTCGAGTTTCAATACCTTTGCTTCTGATTCTAATTTTCTTAGAACCAGTTTTTCTTTAGATAAAATTTCATAATATTTATGATGCATTTTCGCGATACTTAAAGCAGTGCCGTCTAACTCTATCTGATCAAGTTGCGAGTCTTTTGCCCATGCTTCATGTATTTCTTCAAGTTTCATAGATGCTCCTTCCCTATAGAACAACTATTATACTATACAATTAGACGGATTTAAAGGTATAATTCTGAAATCTAAAAGAAGCAGTTGCTTCAATATAGTCAATGTTGGTGTCTCGAGTATCTAGCGTGATAGGCGAAAGACTAAGAGGGAACAAATCTGTAATGGTAATTTGAATGTTTGGATTCATTGCGCTAGATAAAATGGTGAGAGTAGCATCAGAGAATATTCCTTCGCCAGATGCATCTGTAACATCTCTAATCGCTTTGTGTTGACCATAATTATCAGGGAAACCAATGGCAGTAATCCAGTCAAAAATTTCCAAATAGTTTGTCATATCTTCATTAATCTTAAACGTGACTTCAAGTTCGCCGTACTCAATATGATCTCCATACATAGGAACTTTCTTTAAGGGATTGGGTATATCGAAAGTGCCCAGAGTAATTCCTGGAAGAACGATTGATTGAATAAAGAAATGCATGTCTGGGGTTTTTCGGATTGAAAAATCGAACCCGACAGGTGATAGCATATTTTTGTTTAGAGGATCCGTCATGATTACCCTATCATAAGACTTTTAATTGGTTCGCCGAAAGTAGCAACAATTGCTGAGAGACCAGCAGTGCCTAGTATTGTTAACACCAACCATTTGGTTTTAAAATCATCAACAGCAATTTTAAACCCTATGAATTCGTTACCAAGAACTCTCAGACTCATTTCAAATGTACTTTGCTTATCTTCCATAGTATGTTCTCAGGGGTTGTTATTGTATTTATATACCTTCAAAAGCGACTATTTGATTGTAACGAATAATTTCACTTTTGTCAAGCCAAAAAAAGAGAGGACCGAAGTCCTCTCCAAAAATGTCCTTACGGATCTTTTTATTATAGCAAGTTAGCAACTACTGTACGACGGTAGTAGACGTTAGAGTCTTCAGTCAACGTACCAGCAGTAGAACCAGAACCAGTGTGGAAAGGATTAGCGACCATGCCGTAGCGAGTCTTGAATCCAATCTTTGGCTGGAAAGAGTCTTGATCAACAGCACGTACCATCTGCAGAGGTACATATGGGCAGTAGAAGATACCAGCGTCGAATGCGTTAGAACCCTTGTAACCAACAGTCATGTAGTTGCCAGTTGTATAAGGATCGATGTATACGCGATAACGACCGTTCAGTACACCAGCGAAAGTGTTACCAGTGTCATCTACTTGGAGGCTGTTGCTGTTAAGAGCAGGAGTATAATCCAGAACACCTGCCATCTGAAGTGCAGAAGCAACGTCAGAAGAACAGATCAGGATGTTACCCTTGCCGCGACGAGTTGCCTTGGCGATACCATTTGCTTCGCGCTCGATGTGGAACATCAAACCCTTGTACTTCTCAACAGACCAACGACCATTGGCGTCAACGTCAAGGTCAAACTTACCAGAAGTTGTAGTGCCAGCAGCAGAACCAACCTTAGCAGTTACGTTGATGGTACGGACAACTTCGCGGTTGATTTCAGCAAGAATCTCAGCAGCAAGAATGTTGCTCAGTTCTGCTTCAGCGTCAAGACCGTGTACTGCTTTCAAGTCTTGAGCAAGTTCAAGCGAGTAGTCCGCTTTCAGTGCACGTGACTTGGCAGTTACAGTTACCTTGTCGATGCTAAATGCCATCTCGGAAAAAGCACTGTTACCAGTAGTACCCATTGCTTCTGCTTGAGCAGTTGACATACCTTGAGCGTAGTTGTACACGCCGTTGGCAGCAAGATCGCCGTCAGTGTCAGAATCAAAAGAAGTACCAAGGTGCTGGTCACCAATAGTATTGGCACCGCCAACAACAGTAGAGTGTGAAGTATCTGCTTCGTCGAAGAATGCTTCAGTGCCACCCTGGCTAGTATAGCGTGACTTCATAGCGAAGATCAGGCCAGTAGGACCAGTCATTGGTTGAACACCACAAACGTCATATGCCATCAGATTTGGCATAGCGCGACGAACGAGAGAGATCAGTACTGGGTCAAAACCTTTGATGTTACCAGCAACTGCACCCATACCAGCGCCAACAGCGTTAGTAGGGATATCGTCTTCTGACAACAGACTTTGATTAGCACCAACTTCAGCGTTTTCACGCAAAGCACGCTCGGTGTTCTCGAGGATCATAGCAGTTACCATCTCGCGATGAGAATCTGCAATTTTTGGAAGGTCAGGGTGCTCGACCACTGGCTTCCACTTGTTTCGGATTTGTTCGTTAAGATTCATGTGTAAATTCTCCTAATTGGGCGTTTTACGTTATATTTATAAGAAATTACTTCTTAATAGTTTTAGAAATTGCGTTAAAGTAACCTTTCATTTCCTCAGGAATCCTCTGCTCTTGTTCAGGTTCATCATTAGAACCTACAGAATCTTCTTCGGTAATCAAGCCAGTCGTTTCAGATTCAGGACTTTCAGAGAAGTACTGCTTCTTCACGATTTCAAGTTTCTGAGTGTACTCATCAATTGAGTCATACTCCATGCTTTCAGTAAGCGATCGGAGTTTCTCAACCTGAGTATCAGCGAGACCTTCTGAAACATCATCAAATGCTGCTTCAACCTGCGATTCGCTGATCACTTTGTTCAGTTTCACATTTTCTGCTTCAACTGACTCGAGTGATTCTTCAAGTTCGGCAACACGAGACTCAAGTTCGCCGATCATGTCAACCTTTTCTTCTGGTACTTCTACAAAGTTCTCAGCGAAAAGATTCTTTAGACCGTCAATGAATTG